GGTTCTCGGTGCTAGTTACCCACTCACAAAACCTATCCCAGTTACTTGCTGATAGCTCTTTGTTGAGTTGTATGGTTGCCATTTAATTAGAAAGTAATTTTAGTTCCTAACTTAGTACCCCAGTTATTGTCAGCATTCTCTACTTGTGCGAAAGATAGCTCACCATAAATATCTAATTTACCTGTTACGGGTACATTAAGTCCTGTCTTACCTGACCAATTAGAATCGGAGTCTGCTGCATCAGTAGAGTTAAGTGTCTTACCACCTTGTATGTAGTAAGCTAAGTCATTGACTTCACCTTCGTAACCTACGTGAAAATCAGTTGCTCTTGACTTATAGTCAGAGCCAGTGTAGCTAGCGTTAGACTCTATGTTAACATAAGGACGTGCTAGTACTGGTGATGTTAAAGTAGCTGCTATTGCAATTAAGATAAAATTTTTCATTAAAAAATTCCGGGGATAATTTGACCTGTAAAAATGTAGGCACCTAATGCTGCGGAGAATCCTAGCATAGCTAGTCGTCCGTTTAATTCCTCAGCCTCGTGCCACTGATCGTTACTATGGTTATGATTTGTCATAAGTCTTGGGGGTGTTTCTGTTGGAAAAATATTTTGTTTACCGTATTCGGTAGTAATCATGAGTTCGTTTTGGGTAGTATACATCTGGCGAGGACGATGCGATTCGGGTCGCCGCTATGATTACTATTATGCTGTACCTATTTTTAATTTAGATTTCTGACGTTTAGCGAGTGGTACATATAATCCATGTATATCAGGATCATATTCTCCATCATTTAAAAGTCCATCAGGAGTATTAATCCAAGCGTCGCCTTTGTCGTCTACAAAATAACCTTTGTCAGTTACTCTTTCCACTCCACCTATTTGTAATGATTTACGGTTTCCTTTAGGCATTTACTGAAGTCCTTGGATCGTGTTTAAACTTATTCTTTCTTACTATTTTTTTCTCTTTACCATGATCAGGATGATCAGGATGCGAAGGACCCCACGGTCTGTAAGGTGCATCCTCTCTGTTTGGTTCTTTTCCAGCCATTATTTTTTAGCTCCTTTCTTAACTAATTTTTTTGGTGGTCTTCCTACTTTAGTTCCGTAGGTTCCTTTTCCTTGTGGCATAATTTAAAACTCCACGTCTGATCGTTCTAGTTTTTCGATAACGTCTTGCCTATAGGCTGGGTCGGTATCATACCTCTTGTCACTCATTGCTCGAACAAGTTCTGCTTGACTGCGGTAGACGTCCTTATTCTGTGGTGCATTTTTACCTGTAACCATTCTACCTTCAACTCCATTAGCATTATTATACTCTGCCTTTAATCCAGATACAGCTAATTGTATAGCTTGTACACTACCTGAATTAATAACTTCATCAAATGCAGTAATCTGTTTTGCATCTAAGTTAGACTTAGCCCAGTTAATAATATTGGAGTAAGCTGCATCTCCTCCTGCTGAGTTCTTGATCTGGTTAATGTCTGATTCAGTTAATTCAGCTACTTGAACTTGTGAAGAAGGCTCAGCTTTTGACTGAACCTCCATGTATGCTTTGATTAGATCTTGAGAAGATAGAGAAGCAAACTTAGCCATGGTTTCGTCTGACAACTTGTTGCCATTCTTGAAGTATTCTTCACTAGCAGAGTTTATAAGAGTAGCATGTTCGGAGAACTCTGATTTTTCATCAGACTTCTCGTCCTCTGCACTAACCTTTTCTGTATCTTCCTTGTTTTCACCAAGCTTCTTCTGTAACTCTACATAAGCTTTCTCTAATTCTTGTGCATCTTTGTATTTACCAGCCAGTAATGTCTCTTGACTTTGCTCTAACTCTTCACCAACTTTAAGGGATTCCTGTTCCGCCTCTGTTAGATTATCAGTTATAGTTTCAGTAGTAGTCTCTGGTTGATAAGTTAATGTTTCTGCCATTTATTCTTCTGGTGGTCCTTGTTGTAAATTTTGTATTGCTGCGGCTGCTTGTTCAGCTAACTCTGGATTCTTACTTGGGTCCATAAGTGGAGTGCCTGCAAGTTGTCCAGTCTGATCTACAAGTGATTGTTGTGCCTGTTCGCTCTGTACTTGTTCTCTAAGCTGTTGAAGCTGATCCTCTGTACGTACAAGATTTAAGACATCAATACCTTGAGCTGCTGCGAGCCTCTTAATAGCTTCACTAGGATCAATAAATTCAGTTAAAGCTTCTGGTCCAAGAGTCTGAGCTACAGTGCCTAAGAATCTAGTTAAAGCTTCGTTGTCTTGTCCTCTTCCTAATGAATTTATACCAGCTACTATCTTTGGTCTTACGACATCTTTAGGTAGTCTTGGTATTTGATTAGATCTTTGAAGTATTAACAAAGTTCTATTTAAGTATGGTACTAGAAACTCTACTGTTAATAGTGAGAAGATCCCACCCAGAGATTGTTCTAGTTCTAGCTGAGTAAGGCGTACCTCTTCAGCTGTAACCCTTTCAGCATTCCTAATATTCATAACTAAGAAAGCTTCTAGGATTCTTCTTTCGATTGCTGCTGCTAAGTTTGCAGCTGTAGCAAAGTCTGCCGTCTTACCAACTTGCACGACTCCTACGTCTTCTGGTCTACCCTGTATGATGGCTCCGTTACCAGCTTTGGCAAGAGTTCCGGGTTTGGTTGTAGCAGATGGTGAGACAAGAAAGATAACTTTACTTGCTACACTTGAACCTTCTACAAGAGCTTGGGATAATCCGTTAAGACTTCTTAAGTCTCCAAGAAACTCCTCTACTCTACCTCTTCCGTAATCTTCTCCGTCTACTGTATTGAATCGAAGCACTAACCATGGTGAAGCTTTCTTCGGTGCTGAGCTGTGGCTACCCTCGAGGATCATATCATCAACCTCTTGATACCACTTCCAGTTACCGCTGCTATCATCCATCTTAACACAGGTGTATACCTCAGCGTCGTCTTCATCAGCACCATATTCGCCATTCGGCTTTTCGTTAGGAGGAGGTGCTATCCCTAATACCTTACGACTTACTAATTCTTTAGTTATTATTTCTATAACATTACCATTACCATCTCTATTTACTACGTATCTTTGTAGTGGATAATGTTTTAAACCATCCTTGCCCATAAATATAAGAGCATTACCAGATACAATAAGATGCTTTAACGCTTGATGTACTACAACTCTATCACTCGATGCAGCTATGTAGTCCATGATTAATCTTTCAATTTTGGAGAAAGATAAATCTAACTCAGTACGCATCATAGGATCTAAAGTCTCACCAAGCTTATCGTCTCTAACTTGTAGCTTAAAAAAGCTAGTCTGTGGGGGTAAGGTAGCTAGCATAAGCTTTGCGGCTAAAGTAACTACCGCTTTGGCTCCGACTGATTGCCATGGTTGTAGCAATGTACGTTTGCCTTTGTAGTTATCATCTTGAGTAACTAGATATGGTAGGGTAAGTTCAGAACATTCAACTGCTGTATCTAAGAACTGACTTCTGCCAGATGACAGTTGATTATATCTTTCCTTAGCCTTTATCATGGTGTATTAATTCCTCCAGTTCCTGCTCCGGCACCAGCTCCGCTTCCAGTATTAAGGTTTATTTTTAAAGCATCTGTACCTGTTCTTTTTGAAGCACCTTTAACAGCTTTTTTAGATTGTGTTCCGTACTCTACTCCAGCTACATCATCTGGATCTAATAACTCCTTCCTGCTTGGAAGTCTAGAAGCTTGTACTAAATCAGGTTGTCTAGGTTGTATTGGTTGTGGCGTGGACATCACTGTTGGAGTCCTCGATCTGAATGGACCTACGCACATAGTTTATTCCTCTAATATTGATTTAATATATTGTACCACTTCCTGTTGTCCAGAGCGATACATAATGGAGGCTAAATCCTCCTTGGGATGGATGGGATACCAAGCGAACTTGGCTTCCAAATCCTCTACTAATTTCTCTAGTTTATCTGAGTGGAAACTAAGCGTATTGAGGGAGGTTGGTGTTTGCATGTTCAAAAAACGCTGGCATACGAGCTGCTTTTGTGTCAGAAAATTGCGGGGCTTTACCCTCATACATTAACCGATCGCTCGCATCCAGCCAAAATTTTTTGTCCAAATATTTATCGGTTGTATTTTCTTTTAAGGGTTGTAGTACCCATTGTATAGTTGCTTTCCGAAGCTTGTCCAAAGAAGGGCTAGGAACAAGACCCAA